TGCCTTGCCATTGAAACTGCCCTGAAACTGCTAACGAAATATATTAGCTCATATTTTTCTAGATTTTTTTCATTTCCTAGATATGACTAGGGTAGGGGAGGGGCTGAATTGATATGCCAAATTGTCTTAAATGTTTTTTATATTTTGTATAAATTATTTAATAAAATGCTTTTTATTTGTGATATTATTAATTAAAAAAAATATCATGAAAAAGAAAACAACAATTTTTGAAGGGGGCAAAACATTTGCCCAAGTATTACAAGAGGGTCTTGCATTTGGCATTTGTGCTAGTGTAGGACTTTTTATTTTGGCATCTATTTTGATTGCCTTTTTAAACTTAATTTATTAATCTATTAAACTAAACTAAAAAAACTATGGAAGCATTAGTAAAAGAATACCAAAAAAAGCTAAAAATTATGGGCTTTAAGCTAACGGAAAAGGATAGAGAATTTAAGCACATAAAAAGACAAGCGGACAACCCTTTACAAATTAGCGCAATTACAGAAGAAAAAAAGCGCAAAATTTTAGAAAATACAGGCATTATAATTGATGAGAACAAAAAAGAACACCGCGAGAAATACTTTTCAGGATTAAAGCCACTTAAATTTTTCAGGGGCTTAATTCAGGAGATAACAAACAACGAAATTTACAACCACCTAGAAACGCAATTTTTTAACGACTTTATAAAAAGCGTTTCTTTATATTCAGCAGTAGTTGAAGCGCAAAACATACCCGAAGTTTACGCCATGAGATTTGGACAATTAAACGACAACGGGAGGAGAGTTTTTATTGGTTCAAGTTCATGTATGCAAGGCAAACCAAAAGATTGGTTTGAAGTTTACGCGGACACCATTAATTTAAGAATGATTTGCTTAGTTGATAAAGAAAAAAATATTTATGCAAGGGCGTTATTATGGCAAGATGTAGAGCAAGATATTTTTTATTTAGATAGAATATACACCGCAGAAGTGTTTAATAGTTCAGACAGCATTAAGGCAGTATATCAAGCGCAAGTGTATAAACACGCCAAAAAGCTAACAGGCGCAAAACAATTAAATTGTTATTCTTTAAACCACATTAAGAACGAATTGACAACAGCAGAACTAGGAGAAGCAACCCAACGAACGCCAACCATGACAATAGAGTTAAAAAATAGTTTTGATAATTACGACTATTTTCCTTATGCTGATACATTCCAAGGGATAGAGGGAGATCTGTGGCAAACACAAGGAGAAAACGCAGATGTATTACTTGACCAAACTAACGGCGAGAACGGACACAATATCACATGCACCTGTGATAATTGCGGGGCTAGGCATCATGAGGAAGATAGTTATTATTCTGATGTAGATGGGGAAACACTCTGTGAAGATTGCGCAGTATATTGTGAAGAAAGGGAGGAGTATATCAATACAGATAATGCAGTTTATAATAGTTTTACAGGCAACTATTCGCACAGAGATGATTTAGATATATAAAACTAGTTATTAATTAAAACCTTTACGCCTATGAGAAACAACCAAAACGATATTGATAATAGTATATTAACTTTAATTATCTGAATTAGTATTTTTTTATCAATGTGCAGTTAATAAGAGCCACTTTAATTAGTGGCTTTTTTTATGCTTTTAAGCGTTTTAAAGGCGTTTTGTGGTCTTTGTGGTATATTGGTATCACTTAACACAATTAAAGCTATTAGAAGCGCTTAAATTAATTAATAAGACATACAAAGAATTTAATTAAAAGGCGGTATTTTAATAGCTTTGCCTATGCTGATATAAGCAAAACTTTACTAAATTAAGGCAAAACCTCACGAAAAACACACAAAACCACACACAAACGCCAAAAAAGAAGCATTTTTTTACTTTTTTCTATTGTTTTTTACTGACAAACTGACAGCATAACGCCCTGATTTTCAGTAGGGGAGGGGCTAATTTTTCGGTGGGGGAGGGGCAATTCCGTCAATTTTTTTTGCCAACGGTTCTGACCATCTACACACACACATTCAAAATTCAAATCCAATTTTATAATTTGATAGTTATTTTGGGTGGGATTAGCTGTATTATTACTTTACCTATTCTAAATTTAAACATACATTTTGGTATTAGATATGCTAATTGCGATATGAGCAATAGCGTATCCTATAAGATTCCAAAGGTATAAGAATTTTTTGACATTTAAAAGAAGTTTTTGGAAGTGTTATTAATATTATAAATTGGAAAAGAATTTCAATTTTATATTTAAGGGTTGCTTAAGGGTTTACTATACCCTTATAGTAATAGTTATAGTTTTGGTAATGGTTATAGTTAAAATATGATTTCCAAAAATTTCGTATGTAATATAAAATATTTTCTTTTATTTGTGAATTGGAAATAGTATTGATAAATAAATAATAAAAAAATGGGACAAAATAATATACCAAGTAATATAACAAATAACGCTGCTACAATTTATGAAGCAAGTTTGATGTATGAAAGAATGGGAAAATGCGGAACTGTTATTCTAGGTCCGGGACAGGAATGGACTCAAAGTTCTAATATTCATGATAATAGAATTGTTTCAAGAATACATATAATAAGTGTAGGAGAACCGTTAGTTGGAGGTACAGCAATTTTTACTACTTTAACAAATGTAGATATGCTTGATATAGACGGAAATAGTGCTAGTATACCTGTTTCAACAACTTATTATCACGATATGACTATATATGGAGGTTTTAGCACCATAACAACCGCAGAGATAGAAGGTCTTGTTGTTGTCTTGTATATGGATTGCCCTCAATCGTAGAATATGCCTTGTTTAGAATGTGAAAATGGATTATGGAGGTTTGGAGAAAGTGGTAAATGCCAATATTCTTCAAAATCGGAGTGCGAAAGTGCTAATGCAGATTATTATGCAGAGGAAACTTATAATGACTATCCTGAATCAGCAACTAATAATGCAAAAAGAGCAATAAAGTATAAAGAGGAAAATGGAACTTCTTGTGGAACTAACATAGGGTGGACTCGCGCAGGACAGCTCTCAAGAAAAGAAAAGTTGAGCCGCTCAACGATTGCAAGAATGGCATCATTTAAAAGACATCAACAGCACAAAGATGTTCCTTACGATGAAGGCTGTGGAGGCCTAATGTGGGACGCTTGGGGAGGAACAAGTGGTATTGAGTGGGCAATAAAAAAATTAGAACAAATAGATAAGAAAAAAGATATGGCAAAGAAAAAATATTATTCAGATGAAGAACACGACCATCACTTTCATTTTACTCAAGAAATGATGAAAACTCTACACACAGAAGGAGAGCTAGAGGTAAAAGTGGAAAAAGAAGGCGAAGAAATGATTGTTTTGTTTACTTTTGATAACGAAGATAAAGAAATAGTCGTAGATAAAAGTAATGATGAAATGATTTTATCAATGCTTGATGATGAATTAGATGAATATATAGATAAATTAGCAGATTCTATAAAAAAACTTTAATTTATGGAGGAAAAAAATAAAAGGCGATTACTTAGAAAAAAAGTAATGGAAAAAAATATTGACCCTCAAAAAATTTCAGAAAAAAATTCTGTTCCTGTTTCTAATCCTAATGGAAGAAAAAAAGGAGAGCCAAATAAAATTACAAAAATGAGCAGGTCTGCTTTGGCTTGGGCTTTAGAGGGTCATTCTTTTAAAATAAAAAAAGCTTTAGATGTTCTTTTTGAAGAAAGTCCTGAAGCATACATTAGTGCAATAACAAAGCTAATGAATTATACTGTTCCAAAATTATCTTCAAACGAAATAACAGACAACACATCAAAAAATATAAAAATTGATTTGAATGAAGATGTTACTATTGAAGATATTAAAGCTAAATTAAAAGAAATTGAAAAAGGAGAATAACGACCCTATTCAAAAAGCTTTAGAAAAAAAATTATGCGAACTTTCATTCTATGAATTTTTTAAAAGAGCTTGGCATATTATTGAGCCTTCTATTCCTCTATCTACTAATTGGCATCATAAATATCTTTGTGATACTTTGCAAGAAGAAGCAGAAAGAATAAATGAAGGAAGACCAAAAACAAAAGATATAGTTATAAATATACCCTTTCGTTCTACAAAATCAATTTTAGTTACTGTTATGTTTCCTGTATGGACTTGGATAAAAAATCCTAAACTAAGATTTATAACAGCATCTTATTCTGCAGACCTTTCAATAGAACATGCAACAAGAAGTAGAGATATAATAACATCTGATTGGTTTAAAGAAAGATGGGGAGATATTTTTCACATTAAAAAAGACCAAAACTTAAAAGCCCGATATGAAAATAATTTTTTAGGAGTTAGAAGGGCGACATCAGTTGGGGGTACTGTAACGGGTCAAGGAGGAGATTTCTTGATTGTTGATGACCCTGTATCTCCTCAACACGCAGCATCTGAAATTGAAAGAGAAAATGCTAACGAATGGTATAGAACCACATTTTACTCAAGACTAAATAACCCTTTAACAGGAGTGCGAATAATTATTATGCAAAGAATACACGAAAACGATTTAAGTGGTTTTTTAATTAATAACGAATCAAGATTAAAATACAAGCATATATGTATACCTGCAGAACTATCTAATGATGTAAAACCAACAAAATTAGAAAAATTTTATGATGATGATGGTTTATTTTGGACAGATAGGTTTAATAAATCAATTTTAGATGATTATAAACAGGCTTTAGGTAGTTATGGTTATGCAGGTCAGCTTATGCAGACGCCAACACCTATAAATTCAGGAATGATTAAGGCAGATTGGTTTAAAATTGATAATATTAAATTTACAGATGAAAAAACGGTTGTAGACTTTGTTATTGACCCCGCATATACTGCAAATGAAAAAAATGACCCCTCGGCGCTTCTTGCTTATACTTTTAGAGAAAATCGTTGGCAAATTATAGATTGTGTTAATGTTAGAAAAGAATTTCCTGAATTAGTAAAATTTATTCCACAATGGGTTGTTAAAAACGGCTACACAAACAGAAGCAGAATTTATGTTGAGCCAAAAGCATCAGGAAAGTCAATAGTTCAAACATTAAAAAAAGAAACAGGATTAAATGTGAGAGAAGATAAGCCACCATCAAAAGACAAAGTGGCTAGAGTATCTGATATAAGCGCTTCTTTAGAAAGCGGCAGAGTAAGTTTGCTTAAAGGAAAATGGAACGAAGAATTTTTAAATCAACTAGTCCGTTTTCCTGCTGCAAAACACGATGATATGGTGGATTGTTTAGTAATGGCAATTAACAAAAATATGTGGAATCACGCAAAGGTGCTATATTTTGAGTAATCACTTTTAAAAACTTCGTAGATATATAGAATTTTTTTTATATTATTGCGAAATAAGTGGAATAAATGAAAATTGAAGCAATAAATAAGAAACATGCAGGTTATTTGCAGGTTTATATAAAAGATATTCAACGAATTATGTTTAACGCTACTGAAAATGCCAAAGTTGGTAAATTTTCAGAAATAAATGAGCTTTTATCTAATGTTGTAAGGTATTCTAACAAATTTAAAGAATATACAAACAATGAAAGCCAACTTAATGAGTGGTGCTACATGATTCCAAATTTAATGATGTATGCTTCCACAGGTTTTTTAATAGGGATAAGAAGCAAAAACAATGACGATGATGTAAACCTTGCTATTGATAAATTATTTGAAAGAACAGTAAGAATAACCTCAGACACACACACTTTGTTAGATGAGTTAGAAGCTATAGGAGAATTAGAAAAAATGCTAACAATTTTTGAAGAAAGCAAATCAAACTAATAAAAAAATAAAATTATGCTTATAATTGATGTTATTGACGGAGATTCAACTAAAACCGTAAACATTCCAACAGATTGGGAAGATATGACGCTAAATTATTGGTGTTCTATTTATAGAATTATATCTAAGTATGAAAAAAAGAAAAAACTTGCAGATGGTATTGTAAAGGAAGATGAAAATACTGCGCTTGGCAATTATACAGAAGCAATGAAAGAAGCTACATTAGATTTTTTAGAAAAAAGAGATTTAATAAATATGAATAAAGAAATATTCCAATATGTAGCTAATATTAGTGATGAGGATATAGAATCAGTAGATTTAAGCAAAGCTTTAACAGTAATTGAAGCTATGAATATTTTTAGAGATGAGTATAAACCGAAAGGAGTAGATTATTTTGATTTTGAAGGGGAAAGATATTTTTTTCCTATAGATAACATGCTTGACAACACATTTGGGGATTATATTGAAGCAACACAGTTAGATATGAATGTAGAGCAGCTAACTAATGGCAATTATGATGTTTTGCCTCAACAAATGGCTATACTTTGTAGAAAATTAGGAGAAGTTTATGATGATGACTTGGTAAAAGAAAAAACTGAGAAATTTAAAACTTTAAAAATGGACATTGTATTAGAGTTCGCTTTTTTTTTGACCAAACAAAATCTGAAATTAGCAAACGCTTTGCAAATGTATTCGGAGGAGATAGAAAAGGAGGAGGTAGCATGAAAGGTAGAGTAGCTGCAGAAAATGCATTTAAACAATATATAAAGCCTTTTGGATGGCTACATAGTTTATTTACCTTAGCAAAAGAAAAAGTTTTTACAATAGATGGTATGAATGAAATTGATAGTGTTAAAAACACTAATTTATATAAAATTTTAACTTATTTAAGTTGGCAAAATGCAAAAGGAGATTATGATGGAAGTGTGCAAGAAGCTATACATTCAGAAAAAATAAAATAATATGGCAATAAATAGATTAAATAGTATAGTGTCGCAGATGAAAACCTTATGGACTTATGGAGATAAGGAGTTTGGATATACTTTTGAGGTAAATGAAAAGCACAATACAAATTATCCTTATATGATGATAAACCCTCCTAATTCTGAAATGCCTGAAATTTATGGGGGTTGGGAAGCTTATGATTTTGAAATAGATTTTTTTGATACATATAAAACAGCTAATCAAAATGCAGTTAGCTTAGATAAAGAATGGGATAACTTACAAGACTTTGCTTTAGAATGGTTTGATAAATTAATGATACATTATAACAATCCCGGAGGAGATAATGTTGGAATATATTTTCTTGAAGAAAGTTTAACATTTGAAAGAGTAAAAGAAGTTGCTAATGACAGATTGGTTCAAATAAAAATGTTTTTCACTCTTAGAGCGGTAACAAGATGTATGGTGGGTAATATTCCTATGAATTACTATCCAAACCAAATAAATAATTTATTAATGTGGTTGTCTGCTGATAGCGATATAGAATATGACACTATAACAGGTAAGGTTTCTAGATGGATAGATAAATCAGGAAACAATAATAATGCACAACAGGTTAATGATACTTTAAGGCCTAAAAGAGTGGCTTACGGTGGGGCTAACAATAAAACAAAAATATCTTTTTCATCTAATAATGTGTTTGAAACTGTTAGTAATAGCCCAATAGGAACAGATTTTACAGCTTTTATAGTTGCTAAATCAAGGCTTGTATCTACTGGATTTACAAATAAGCTATCCATGCATATGCAATCCGCTCCTGATGTGGTAAGCATTGGAAACCCTCAAGATGGAAGTGGTAATAATATATATTCTTTTACTGATGGAGCAGGAAATGACCAACCATTTAGTGTTTCTGTTTGGTCTAATATTAACCCGCTTCAAAGCCCAAGAGGTTTTATAGATAAAAATAATTCAGCAGACAAGGAATACTCTTTTTATTCGCTGCAATCTAATGGTTATGTTTATGTTAGAATGTGGTCAGCATCAGGAGCTTATTTGCAATGTAGAGTAACACAAAGCGCAATAGCTTCGGGAGGAGAATGGAAGCACTACGCTTTTACTTATGATGGTAGTAATATGGCTACAGGAATAAAAATATATATTAATGGAATAGAAAGCCAAGATAATCAGATAACTCAAGTAGGATATAACGGAATGGCTGCGGGTTCAGACCCTCTTGAAATTGGAAATGGAAATGGAAATCCTTATTACGGAGATTTAGACGAGGTAAGTATTTACAATAAAGAATTAACTCAAGCAGAAATAACAGAGCTTTACAATAAAAGAGCGCCTACCAATATAAATACATCTACAGTAAAAAATGATTGTATTGGTTGGTGGAGAATGGGAGATAACACTTCTGTTCCTACTGTTCCTGACCAAGCTTTAGCAACAACTAGTCCTAACGATGGAACAATGGACGGAGGAATGTCAAGTGATAATTTAAGAGATTTTTATCCAACTCCTGAAACATCTACATATATCAATTATGAAAATGGCAATGTAGAGCTTACAATAGGTAGTAATTCCCAAAGAGCATACTGTGTCGTTAGAGATAGTTCTGCGTCTACGGGAGAGTGGAATGCTAGATATGTTTGGAACGGAAACACTAGTGAGTATATTTTAACAGCAGTAAGGTTAGATAGCGCATCAGAAGTATTAGACTTAATTGCAAATAATAATCAAATGGCAGGCCTTATGGAAGATTATGACCACACTCAAACTTATAATTCTGCAAAACTACAAATAGGAAGAGGGGTTAGATTGGGAGATTTAAGCGGAGGAGAAATACAAGAAATCATAATATATGATAGAGCCATTACAGATTTAGAAATAGAAAGAGTTAAAAGTTATTTAAACAATAAATATAAAATATATTAGTATGCCAACAATGAATCAAACAGCTATTTATTTTAGCTTAGCACCTAGGTCATATAGTACACAATCAATTAATTCAGGTAGGTATACTTATGATGTTTTTGGAGGACAGGTAGGACTATCTCTTTACTCTTGTAATCAAGACATGAATATTCAGGTGCTTTGGAAAAACGGCACAACATTACTACAAGACCATGAAGGGACAGGGAGTAATAACGAAAGAATAACAAATGATTTGGTAAATGTTTTGTTTGATATTTACGAATTGCCTTGTCATAAAACAGATACTCAAACTGTATCACTAGCCAATGGAAAAAAAATATGCACAATAAGAAAATCAAAAGATGTTCCTGCTGAATTTAATGGTTGGCAAGATGCAGCCGGAACAGTTGTGGGACATAGATTTACAGTAAACATCGCTCCTATTTTAAATAATTTATTGTCTTATAGTTTAGTTCCTCCGGGTATAGGAACTTGGGGTGGAGCTACTGATGGCTCAACAGGAATGCAAGACCAAGGTTCATCACAGCGTAATATTTATGGAGGTTTAAATGGTCAATGGACAATGAATAATATCGTGAGTACAACTAATTCAGAAATGCTTTATAATTTTGAGTTAAATGGAACTTGTAGGAGAATAGCAATAAGGGCTAGGTTTGAGCTATATGCTGCTGACGGAAGTTTAGTTTTATGTACAACTCCGTCTAGCAGAAGTGTTTCTGATTTTTGGATTTACAATGGCGCTAATCAAATAACAGACAGGAATGGTATTGGTGGGAACGGAGGAAGACTTATGTTTTCAGGCGCCGGTTCTTCTTATAAAACCTTCATGACTTACTGTCCTAATGGGCAACAAAGAATAGGTGGGAACACTACTGATAAGGATAAATTATATTTTAAAAAAATAAGAGCAACCGATAATGCAGAGTATTTACAATGGTTTCAATCAACTTTGACAGGAAGTCCAAATATTCCCACATCTAAAGCTCTTGCTGTAAAGATAGAGTCTAGTGCTTCAAAAACTTTTACATCTCTTACAACAGTATATTTAGTGGATTGTGTTAAAGGCCAAAGAGCGCAAAGGCAAGGAACTAGTTCTTCAAATTATAAATTTGCATATAATCAATATAGAACTTTTGTTCAGAATGTTTCTCCTGCTTATGTTAATTTACATAATAATGGGTCTCAACCCGTCCCTTGGACAACAGGAACTTATGTCCCTAGTGTAATATCTTCAGCTAAACCATATTATAGAGCTTCTGTAATACATAGAACAGGTGCAAGTGATATAAGGATTGGCGAGTATAGATATTTTGAATTAGACGAAAGCCCTGTTAATGAAGCTTTTTCCAATATTGATGGAATGGGAGAGGGTGTAAAATTTATGTGGCTAAATAGACTCGGAGGTATAGATTCATATACAGCTAAAAGAAATATAACTTCCGGTTTAGATGTAAGTCAAAACACTATTACCAAACAAACCCCTTATTCTAGATTTCAATATGATTTTGATACAGATGGTTATTCTCCTAGCAGTAGAGGTTTAGCAGATATGTACCCTCACTCAAGGGAAGTTTTAAATGTAAACGCCAATAAACAATATACAGTTTTTACAGACCCTTTAAATGCAGTAGAAGCTAAATGGATAGAAGAACTTTATACCTCTCCTAATGTATGGGTAGTTAAAGAAAACACAAGGCAAGAGTATGTTGGGACTACAAATGATATGAAATTACAAAAACCGGGATTTAAAAGCTATGTTCCTGTTTTAATAACAAATAGTAGCACAACAACAATAGATGAAAATGCAGGCTTAGTTCAAGCTCAAATTGAGTTTGTTGAGTCTAATGAAATAAATACTCAATCTAACTAATATGGCAAAAAATATTACTATTGATATTATAGATAAAGAATATGATGATACATATATTCCTTCTACAGCAATGTATGACAATAATAATGTTCCTAATCAAAGCTTTACTTCTGCTTTTTATGGTTCAAATATTGGATTAGCAGGTTGTAGTTTTAATAGCAATCCTGTAAGTTACAATATATCGGGCGCTAATGGCGTTCCTTCATCAACTACCTTAAAGCCTTTTGCTTATGATAGCACACAACCTCCCGGCGCAGGGTTTTGTAGTATTTTTTATAGAGATACACCGATGCCCACTACTTCTGCGAATCAAGCTAATTTCCCTGGAACTGCCGGGCCTAGCACGCAGGAATTTGTTGGAGATTATGATTTTTCTGAAGACCATTCTACTTATAATGGGTGGGCAAATCCACCTATGGTTTTAAATTCTTATTTAAATCCTGCGGGAACAATGATAAGTTCTTTTGGCTTAACAGGAACTCCTAATCCTAATAATCCCGGAAGGTCTTGGTACGGTTGGTATACTATTTGTAGTGGTTCAGGTTCGTTTGCATTTTTAAGACCAACTTCAAATGTCCCGCCTGAAATGAATTATCCCGGCAATAATCCAAGTTTTCATAATCTTCGTTTGGGGGGAGGAACAACTTCAACTTGTAGCAATGGTAGTGGTGGAACTTCTAAATGTGGAATATACCAACTTATACAAGGCCTTACACCGGGACAAGAATATACATTAAAAATAAGGTTAGCTCAAGCTGACACGGCGGGACATAGTTATTTGAGTTTAGGGTGGAGCGGAGGAGCAGGTATATCGTATGGAGGTCAAACATATAATGTTCTTGGAGGTGCAAGTGCAAATATTTATGGTACAGCTCCGGGCGCATTAAATGGAGGTAACAACACTAACTCCCCTTTAACTAATGGTCATTTTAAGCCTAATATAACTACAGAGCAATCTGCAACATTTATTGCGCAAGGTGGTAATGAAATTTTATGGATAGAATATTATAATAAAAATGGTACTACTTCCCCATCTCCAACAGGGCCAATAACTTTTGATTATATAAGCATTATGGAAACAGGAGCGGGTTCAATGAATTTTAATTGGAGTGGGTTTTACGCTAAAGTTGATTTATTTGATGCTAACTCTCTTGTCGTTCCGGGTATTGCTAAATTAAGAATAAATGTTGGCGCAATAGATACAAGTATTAATGGAGATTGTATTGTTGTGGGATTAAATTCCGTTCAAGGTGGTAATTTAACAGGCGCTGTTGGGTTAAACAATATTGTTCAATCAGAAATAAGAATTAGTAATAATCCTCTTTTACAGCCAACAAACCCCCTGTCTTTAGGAATGAATACGATTAGTTTTTTTACTAACACAGCTAATTCAACAGGTTCTTTTGCTGCTAACGACAGACTTCTTGATGTTAGTGTTATAAATAAAAGCGGAACTACAATTAAATTAAATTCTGTTGATGTAAGGTTTACAAGCTATACAACACCTGTAACCACTCAGCTTATTAATTATGACAAAAGCGTTATTGGAACTCTTGAGGTTTCAAATAGCGAAGATTTTCCATTAGATATTTCTTATACTGTGTCTGATGGAAAAAGCTTAGACAAAAGATTTGGAGATTATTCTAAAAGCTTTGATTTACCTGCTACAAAAAGAAACAATAAAATATTTAATCAAATATGGAAAGCCAATGTAGACCAAAGTGAAAAAACCACTTATGGAATTAAAGATTGTAGAATAAATGTTGATGGAACTCCTTTTTTTGATGGAAAAATACAAATTAAAAAATCTGCACACGCAGGAAAGGCGAAATCGTATACTTGCACTATATATGGGGGTAATTTTAGTTGGATGTCAGAATTGAAAGATAAAGGACTTTGTGAGGTTTATGACGAAGCCGATGAATTTATGTATGATTTCCCAACAATAGAAAGCACTTGGCTTAAAGACCAAAGCCAAACTGATATACAGTTTCCTTTAATTTCTTATAGAGATTTTAATAGAGGTGGATTGCAAAATTATATAAATACATTTGACACCGGTAGACCGCCTGATTTTCAGGCTGCTTTCTATGTTTATAATATGTTACAAAAAATATTTAAAAATATAGGATATAAAATAGATTCAAGTTTTATAAATTCAGACCACTTTAAAAGATTAATAACAACATTTCCGTTTTTAAAAAATGATGCAAAAGATAATAGAGTTCATTTTAGTTGTACACAGCAAAGACAAAGTGGCGATTGGCAAAGTGTTCATGATAATGTAGGATTAGGCACTCTAAATACTTGGCATACCTGTATTTTAAATCATAATGTAAATGACCCTTCAAGTTCATATGATAATGGCACAGGGGTTTGGACTTGTCAAATGGCGGGAACTTATGATGTTACTGCAGAAATGGGATATAGAATTATTTTAAGAAGTAGTGGTGGCGATTGTGCAAACAGCACAGGAACTTGCTATTGGGAGTTTTTGCCTGGAAACCCTGCTGATATGTGGACTTGGGCTTCAAGGGTTAAAGTTGTAGCAGGCGGACAAACTATTTATGGAAACACTACATCAAACGGTTTTCAACACCCAGTATTCGAAGGTTTAGATTGGGTGGAAAAGGGATGTTGGGACACCTCAATTGAAGACACGATTGTCCCTTCTTTTAGTGTTACTTTAGGTGTTGGAGATACTATAGAGCTTCAAGGTCAAGTTGTGGGGCAAAATTTAACAGGTTGCGAGCCTGATGTTGATGTAGACTTTGGATTTAATGGAGTAACAGCATCTTTGGGAAATAGACAGCCGAGAATGACTATAACTTATAATGATTCAGTACCACAACTTGGAGGTCTTGTTGAAAAAAACAACATACTTCCTTGCGGAATAAGTCAAGTGGACTTTATAAAAGCAATTTCTCATTTGTTTAATTTATATTTTACTACAGATGTTCAGTCTAAAACAGTTTATATAGAGCCATTTAATGATTTTTACAAAAACAAATCCGAAGGTATAGATTGGACAACAAAAGTAGATTTATCGCAAGATATTAAAGATGAATATAATATAGGATTAAAAAGTGAATTAAGAGTAGGATATAAAAAAGATAGTGGAGATAAATATGCTGAAAGCTTAAATTATAAAAGCAATATATATGGAGATACTAACCGTTTATATGATTATAATGAAGTTTTAGGAGAAGATTATGAGTCAGGAACATTAGAGTTAATTAATCCTTTATTTGCATCTTCTACACAGGTTTGGGATAATGATGCTCATGATGATTCTACGGTTACTAAAGCTCCTGTTTTAATTCCTAATGTATGGTCTGAAGATTGCTATAACGGAATTGGACTAGGGAATAATCAATATAGGCCTGTGGATTTAGTTGAGGGATATGTGCCTAGAATATTTTATTATTGTTGGGAAAACCCCGTAAACTATACAACCATACCAAATGGCTTAGTAGCGAACGCTGCAGGAACTCAAACTTATTGGTCGAGAATATTTTCTAATGGTAGTGCTTTTGCTAATCAAACGGTTTACCCTAGAGCCACATTTGTAGATTGGGAAGAAAGAATTCACACCGCAACATTAAGACCTTCTTTATCTTTTTCTGATGAAGCATTTGAAGCTCCCGGTCAATTTCAAACAAACCCTGTTCCGGGATTATATACAGTATATTACAAAAATATGATAGAACAGCTTAAACAAGCTCCTAGAATAAGAACTGTATATGTAAATCTAAAAATGAAAGATATATTAAATTTAGATATGAGAAAATTAATTTATCTTGATGAAGCTTGGTGGAGAATAAATAAAATAGATGGTTATAGCCCTGCTAAAAACCAACCTACTAAAGTAGAGTTAATACAATGGTTAGAAGTTGGTCATTGGCCTGTGTATGTAAATAATATTAAAATAGAGTATAGTTAATGGCTACAAGTGAAAAAGCAATAAAAATAATACCAAAAAGGTCGCATTCTAAACAAAATGCGCCTTTAGAATCTAACAATGGTAGAAGTAATGCCAATCCCATTACTGTAGATGATATATCTGTTACAGATAGAGGTATAGTAAGAGTAAAAAAGGGTAAGGTTTATATGGATTTGTATGCGGGAGATGAAACAAAAACCGCTCCCTTTTGGAGTCCTGTTATGATAAAAGATGAATTTGGAAATTTAGTAGAAATGGTAAGGCATTCAGATGAAGATGATATTGTAGAAAGTAACTATATAAATAATCAAGGAGATAATAATAGACCTATAGAAAGAAATTATTGGAAAGATGGAAAGCCTAGTAGATATAATTATCCTGATGGAACATAAATTTTTACATGACACAGTTTAGAGAAATAGCAAAAATATTAATTAGAGAAGGAGAGCAAATTGAGAGCATATTGCAGCAAGAACTTATTGCTCAAGACCATATTGCTTCAGGAAAACTATATGATTCTTTTGATGTAGATTTTGATGTAAAAGGAAATTCTCTTGTATTAAACATTACCAATAGTGCAGGATATGCAATAGCAGTAGATGAAGGTTCAAAACCGGGGACTAAGGTTGGTCTTATAAAATTAATAAGGTGGGTAAAACAAAAACAAAGAAGGGGAAAAATGCTTCCGTTTGACAATCAAAGCGCTTTAGTAATAGCAAATAGAGTTAGAAAATCAATAAGAAAAAAGGGAACGGTTAGTCCTAGGGGATTTATTGGTAATGCGCTTGAAACTGCTGAAAAAGTAGGAGTGTTTGACAGAATAAAAAAAGCAACAGGATTACAGGTAGATGCAATTTTAGGACAAACAGAGGTAGACGAAACAATTACAGTAATGATAACAGTTTAAAATTATGGCGGGAGCAAGAGAACAAAAAATAATAGATATAAAAATTAAGGGTGTTAATGATTTACTTAAATTAAAAAAAGAAATACAAGGCCTTAAAAAAGAGCAGCAACAAACTAAAAAAGTTAATAAACAAACTGCTAAAGATTGGATAGACAAAGAAAGGGCTATTCATAAAGCTACACAAAAATACAAGCAACACAGAAAAGAACTTACAAGACTAAATAACGAACAGAAAAAAGGAACAAAGGGTTCTGCAGGTTTTGTTAAAGGAATGGCTAAAATGGCCGTTGGCATTACTGCTGTTATAGCTACTGTTAGAACATTAAGCAGGGTTTTTGTAACAGCATTTAAAACCTTTACTGATTTTGAATTTTCTATGGCTAAAGTAAGGGCTATATCGGGAGCAACAAACGAGGAGTTTATGAAGCTTGAACAAAGTGCTAAAGAGTTAGGTAGAACAACATTCTTTACCGCTAAACAAGTTGCTGAATTACAGGTAAACTTTTCTAAGTTAGGATTTACAGCAGACCAAATATTAAACCTTCAAGCAGCAACACTAGATTTAGCAATGGCTACAGGAAGTGATTTGGCAAGAAGCGCGATGGTTGCGGGTTCTGCGGTAAGAGGGTTTGCATTAGATGCTTCAGAAGCAACAAGGGTGGTTGATGTAATGGCTGTTGCCTTTACTAGTTCGGCTTTAGATATTGAAAAATGGCAAACATCTATGACTAAAGTTTCGGCTATTGCTGCAAATATAGGTGTAGATATTGAAGGTACTGCGGCAGTAATGGGAGCGCTTTCTGACACAGGTATTGAAGCTTCTATTGCGGGTACATCTTTAAGGAATATATTCTTAAAAATGGCAAATCCTACTTCAGCATTAGCTAAAAGAATTGGTTTTACAGTTAGCAGTACAGAGGATATGATTAAAGCCTTGCATAAACTAAAAGACGCTCAAATAGGTCAGTTAGAGATGCAATCTCTTGTAGATGTAAGACAGGTTATAGCTATGCAGGCTATGATTAATAGTACAGAAAAAATTGAAAACTATGTAGGAGCTTTAAATAATGCAGCAGGAGCGGGTAGAGAAATGGCTGCTATTATGGAGGACTCTACAAAAGGTGCGTTTAAAAGGTTTACATCTGCTTTAGAAGGTTTGTTTTTAGTTTTATCCGAAAAAGTAGCTCCTGTGGTTAATTCGGTAAGTAAAGGAATAAGAGAGTGGATAGAGTATTTTACAGATGCTACAGACAAGAAAATATCAGATAGAATGAGGCTTCAGGTTAAAGAATTTGAAAATCTTTTTGATGTTGTTCAAAGAACTACTGCTACTGAAAAAACTAGACAAATGGCATTAGCAGAAATTAATAGAAAATATTCGGAGTTTTTAGGGTATCAGCTTACTGATATTAATGATACAAACAATTTAGCAAAAGCTGAAAAACTGCTTAATGACGAATTTGAAAAAAGAATAGAGCTACAAGTTGCGGAAGAAGGTTTGGCGAATTTTTATAAAGAACAAGAAAAAAGAGCATTTAGACTTTATAAGCTGCAAAAAGATATGAAAGGTTTATTAGCAAAGCAAGAATTTAACACTTTTGGGGATATTCAAGCACAAGGACAGCAAAGAGCTTTAGACATTTCGAAAAAATTATTTGATTTTATATCGGATTACGACCCTAAAAAAGACGGAGCAGATGTAAGCGGGTTTTTTCAAAATCTTGAGTTTTTGGCTATTGGGGCAGGAATGGAAATAGGTAAAATGATTACAACTCCTATGGAGCTTTTTAAAGATATGGATAATTTTGCAGAGTTAAAAGTGGCTTTAGATGAAATAGCTAGTTTGCAAGCGGAAGTAGCAGAAGAAGCAAAAGATGAAGCGTGGTTTAGGGAAAGAATACTAAAGCTAGGCGGAAAATTAAAAAAACTTATAGACAAAGGAGGGGTAGAACCTTGCCCTTCAGGGCAACATCGTGACCCTAATACAGGAGAATGTGTAGACGCTAAAGCTGTAAGAGATTTTGCAGAGGAGTTGGCTATATTTAAAAGACAGGTTAGTGATAGAGAAAGCGAGCATTTTATAAAAAATGAAGAACAAAGAAACTTAAAAATTTTAGAAAAAGAAAAAGATTTAGCTAAAGATGAATTAGCTATTTATAAAGAAGGAGATAAAAGAAGGGCAGCGATGCATCTTAAATATTTAAAAGCAGTAGAAAAAGCGGATAAGGCTTCTTTAAAAATTAGAGAGGACAGGTTAGACGAAGGGTTATTAAAAACAAAAAGAAGGCTTGCTCAAGAAGGCAGGGATAAAAAGCATTCTACTTTAGAACTGCAAAGAGAAGATTTAGAGGCTGAAAAAAAGATGCTAGAAAAAAAGCTAGAGTTGTATAAAAATTATAGTAGCAAAAGAAAGAAAATTATGAAGCAGTTGGAGGTAGTTGAAGAAAATATAAAAATAAATGACTACGAAACTGAAGTGGAGCTTAAGCAATTTAAAGTTGAATTGGCTCAAGAAATAGCTAATGCTACATTTTCTATTATGTCTAATAATCTTGCTAGGTCTAAAGAAGCTCAATTAAACAGCTTGCAAAATACTTATGATAATGAAATGCATTATTTTGACATACAATTAAGAGATAAGTTAATAAGTCAGGCTGATTATGACGGTAAAAAACAAATAAAAGACCATGAGCTTAAGTTAGAAGAAGAAAGGCTTAATAATGAGTTTGCTAGAAAAGAAAAAAATGCCGCAAGAGCGCAAGCAATTATAAACGGAGCTTTAGCTATTACCAAAGTACAAGGACAAACAGGTACACTGTCTCCATTTGTAATCCCTATGATAGTTGCAACCACTATGGCTCAATTAGCAGTTATTGAATCTCAGCAATTTGCTAAAGGAGGAATGATAGAAAAGTTTGCAAATGGAGGAATGGTTAGAGGAAAATCACACGCTCAAGGTGGAGAAAAATTTGCAGTTGGCGGTAGAGTTGTAGAACTAGAAGGAGGGGAAGCTGTTATAAATAAAAGAAGCACAGCAATGTTTAAACCTCAACTTTCAGCTATGAATGCCGCAGGAGGAGGTGTTAAGTTTGCTGATGGAGGTTTACTTAATCAAAGCTCATTTAGTGCTGCTAGATTTAATTCAGCAGGATTTGGTCAAATGGGAGGTGGTAAGGTGGTTGTGGTAGAGTCTGATATTACAACAACACAAAGAAAAGTTCAAGCAATAGAAAACAATGCTAGTTTTTAATAATTAAAAAATAAACATATGTTTGTTGATAAAAAAATAAAAGATGCTCGTATAAGTATATGTAAAAAATGCGATTTTTACAGAAACTTCTTAATGTTAAGAAAACCAATAATAACAACAGGTTCAAGATGTGGCAAGTGTTCTTGCTTTATAGACGCTAAAGCAAAACTTTCTACAGAATGGTTTGGGAAATGTCCAATAGGAAAATGGGAAGAAAAGGGCCTATAAAAAATCAAAATATGCAATTTATAGAAAGTGTTGCCACTCAAGTAAAAGAAGAAGATAAAAAAGAAATACAATTAATTTTAGGTTTTATTAGCACTATAAAAGATAAAGAACATTATCAAAGTGCAAAGATGAGAGATTTATTTGGTTATTGGCACAAATACATGCCTAGAAACAAACAGAGTATTGATTGTGGGGCTTGTAGACAGGCTGTTTTACAGTTTTGGCAAAAAGTAAACGAAAAATGGATAGATGGCTGATAGACAAAATAAAATAGAAATAGTTTATGAGTATTTAGATTTAATGGAACAAGAGGTTACATTAAGAATACCTGACTCTCCAACCATTAAAGACACAATATTACATTTATTAGAAAGAGGTTTAATACCACCAAAAAAAGTAAGAAATTATATGATAATTCACGATTTTGACAAGTTGTTAGTTGAAAACGAAGGCAACAGGACTCATACTTTTATGGACATTTCTATTAAATATGAAATAACTGAAAGGCAAGCTCAAACAATAGTTTACAAAGACAGAAGTAAACATATGCCTACCTATAATGTAAGTTATTAAAATTTATTCCTAAAACTTCGCAAATGTTTTTAATACTGTTTGTATTTTTGTTTTATGCGAAAAGAATGGTATAAAATTAAAAATAATGCATCTGAAGTTTCAGATGTTTATTTATTTAACGATATAGGTACTTTCGGGATAACAGCTCAAAGCTTTATTGACGAGATTAAAGAGTACGATAATCAAGAATTAAATATTCATATTAACAGTTTAGGTGGAGAAGTTTTTGAGGGTATGGCTATTTATTCTATTATTCAAAGAAGAAAAGCAAAAACAACAGTTTATATTGAAGGTATAGCAGCAAGTATTGCTTCTGTTATAGCGTTGGCAGCAGATAAAGTAATTATGAGTGAAAACTCTTTAATTATGATACATAACGCTTGGGGAGGAACTCAAGGAGATGCTAAAGATATGAGAAAGCAAGCTGATGTTCTTGATAAAATTACAAATGAAATTGCTGAAGTTTATGTTAAAAAAACAAAAATGCCTTATAATGAAATCATAGAAATGATGAATGAGGAAACTTGGCTTACAGCAGAAGAAGCAGTAGCTCTAGGTTTTGTAGACTCCATCTCAGAACCTATTAAAGTGGCTGCAAAATATGATGTTTCAAGATTCAAGAACATCACAAACAAAAAGGTGGAGAAAGTTTTAAGTTTAACAAATAAAAAATCAACAAAAATGACAGAAGAACTAAAATCTTGGTTTAACTCAAAAGTAGACGAGATTATTGCTAAAGTAAAAGATAGCAAAAAATCTATTGAAACTGCTGAGAATGTTGAGGTTGAAATAAAGCTTGCTGACAATGAGGAAGTGATGAATAAATTCTCTGAATTAGAAGCTACTATTACAACACTTAACAATTCTATCGCTGATTTAGAAGGAGAAAAAGAAACTCTTACTGAAGAAGTGAATAGAGTAAATGCTTTATTAAGCAAGTCAGAAGCGAAAGGAACTGATACCTCTACAGATTCAGACCCTATCGTAGTAGAAAACAAAGTAGAGGACGCAAATAGTAAGTTTTTTGACTCACTAGCTGCACGACTTAAGTAATTAATTATAAATTTAAAAAGAAAAAGAAATGATAGCAAATAATGATTTAGGAGGATTGTATAAAGGTACATATGCTTCTAATATTTTATTAGAGCCAATGTTTCGCTCTGACGACATTATGAAAAACTACACAGTTTATCCTAATGTAAAGTTTAAGCATAACATATTAATGGCAAACAAATTAACAGACATCACAGCTGTAAATTCAGGTTGTGCTGCAAACACTTGTACAGGTGCTAACTTAAATGACTTTGATATAGAACAAAAAGTCCTTGCGGTAGAAAATGTATCTGTAAAACAAGAGCAATGTTGGAGTGAGTTCAAAGCAGAAGTTTTAAGAGAATCATATGCAGCGGGTATCAATATGCCTGACTTAAATGGAACTCAATTAGCTGATGTAATTGGAAACAGAGTAAGAAAAGGAATCCAACACGATACAGTAAGAAATATGTGGGCAGGAGATAGCACTCTTAATGCAGCTGCTGCAAACTGTTCTTATGGTTCGATGGGAGATGGTCTATGGAAATCAATCTCAGGAGGTTCAGTGTTCTCAGGAACTGCTTTAACTGAGTATACTTCGTCTATTACAGGTACAGCTCCATTAACTACAGTTGGTGGTGTTATTCCTCCTGCAGATGCAGAACTTTTATTAAGAAGCGTATTTGATGCTGCTCCGGCAGAATTACAACAAACTCCTGCTTCTGAAAAGAAAATGTTTGTTACTCCAAATATCTACAACGCATACTATGGTGCTTTAACAGCTATTAGTCCTGCAGTAGGTTCAGTAGATTATGGACACTCAGAAGCTCAAACAGGTGTAAACTACCCAAGACTTCACTTTAGAGGTGTTGAAGTAGTTCCTATGTATGAATGGGACACTGCATTTACTGCATTAGCAGGTGCTACCCACCCTGCATTATTTACATCTGCAGGTGGTGCAGGAGATTTAACTCAAGGTTGTATTTATGCAGCTAAGTCTAACTTATTTATAGGAAGTGATGTTAATGCTCCTGAAAATGAGTTTAGAATGTTCTATGACCCAGCTGATGACAAAATGTTAATTAGAGCTTACTTTACTATGGGCTTCCAATACGGTTGGAATTCTTTAGTAACAGGAGGAATGTTAGCATAATAATTGAAATGGAAGTAGGGGAGTAAAATCCCCTACAACCTTTTTTTAACCTTTTAAAAATACAATAATATGGCAATAGATACGGGAATAGCTTTAGCTTGTGCAGATTTAGTAGAGGTTGGTGGAATACAAAATATATTTGTAACAGACTTAACCAACATAGCTACTAAAACTACATCAGGAACATCAGCTTATAGTAGTTTAGATGGAACTTCTGATTGGGCAATGTTTCAAGTAAAGCCTAATACGGCTACTTGGAATACTACTTCTAGTCATGAAAATGGCTTAACAAGATATGAAACAACTGTTCAGTGGTATATACCAAACATAGGTTCTGCTAAAGCTGCTTTAATAAAAACAATGGAAAACGCTTGTATAGTTGCGGTTGCTGAATTTAGAAGCGGTGTATTTAGAACTTGTGGTATAAGTGAGCCTTATACAGGTTTTGGATATGGAGATAATTGGAAATATAATGATACTTATGCTAGAATGACTTTTGAGGGAACTAGTGGTTCTGATTTTGTTGATGGTAATGGGGCAACTATTACTTTAACAGCTACTTCATTTGAAATCCCAAGAGTTTATACAGGTTCAGTAACTTATAATGCGGGTAATACTACAGCAACTTTAGCATAATGTTTAACAATTTAAAAATAAATAAAAAATGGCAATAGATACAGGTATAGCATTAGATTGCGCAGGGCTAGTAGAAGTTGGTGGTTTACATAATATTTACATTACAGATATAGCAACTCTTACTGCTGTTACAGTAGGTGCTGCAGGAACTCACGAATATACTAATCTTACTAAAACAGGTTGGGCAATGTTTCAGCTTAAACCAAGCACATCTAGTTGGAATACTACAGCTTCTAAAGAAAATGGAGTAACTAGATATGAAACTACTGTACAATTTTATATTCCAAATATAACATCAGCAAAACTTCATATTTTAGAAGATATGAAAAATGCTTGTATAGTGGCGGTAGGTCAATTTAGAGATGGAAGAAAAATGACTTGTGGTATTAGTGAGGAGTATAAAGGAACAGGTAATGGTTCTGATTATTGGAAGTATAGTAAAACATACGCTCATATGAGTCTTGAAGGGACTAGCGGAACAGATTTTGCAGACGGTAATGGTGCTACGGTTACTTTGACAGCAACTTCTTTTGAAACTCCAAGAGCATATACAGGAACTATAACTCCGGGAGCTTCTAATACTACAGCAAATTTAGCGTAATCGTTGAAACTGCTGAATAATTATAGATAAGGTAAGAGGGTAAAACCTCTTACTCAATCTTTTTTAAGATGTGTGGGTGTAATGAAAAAAATAATGTAGATTTACCAACTAAATCAAACATAAATATTAAATTATATTTAGATATGGCAAAATACGAAGTAAAAGAAAAGTGGCTAAAAAAAGGACTTTCTACTAATTTTAACAATGGAGAGGAGTCTTTAGTGATTAATTGGGATAGCGTTAGCCAAGAGGATTTGGCTAGAACTTATGAAGAATTTAACGGTGGAAACACATTTATAAATAAAATAAATAATTCAAGTGAGAAAAAAATCAGTAAAGCCAAAAAGCCAAGTAAAGACAAAGGCGACAAATAAAAATGTTTACGAATTTGGAGTTTTTAATTTAGCTGTACCTCAACATATAGCCGAACCTAAAAACTTAAAAAATGTTCAAACAAAATGGATTCCTTTTGGAGAGGATAATTTATTTCCTCAATATTTAGCAGAATTAAAAAGAAAGTCGTCTACTAATCGTTCTGTTTTAGCACAAAAAACAATATTTACAAGTGGTGCAAAATTTGTTTGCAATAATGAGGAGTTGCGAAAGTTTGTAGATGATGTAAACGCAAATCACGAATCTCTTAGAGATGTTTTTAAAAAATTAGCAGATGATTATTATACCTTTGGAAATGCTTATTTAGAAGGTGTAATTTATGATGGTGGGGTAAATTTATATCATTTAGACGCTACTACAGTTAGAATGTCTAAAACAAACAAAGAGGTTTATATAAACCCTGATTGGAAAAGATATTGGAATCAGGACAATAAAATATCAAGACTTCCTATATATCCTAATGTTGCTCATAATAAGTTTGTAATTCACTTTAAAGACTATGAGCCTACTTTTAATTTTTATGGGCTTCCTGATTATGTTGCTGCTTTAGAGCATATTGCAGTAGATTATGAAATAGGAAAATGGAATCATACTAAATTTAAAAACGGATTTCAACCTTCTGCTATTGTAGAGATTAGTGGGGACATGGGAGAAGAAGAAGCAAAAAAATTAGTGCGTGAAGCGCAAAAGAAATTTGTTGGAGATGGCAATAATGGTAAGATTATGTTTATTGTAAAAAATGGAGATACTTCCCCTGCAAATGTAAGTATAATAAAAGATGATTCAGAAGGTAGTTGGTTAGAGCTTCAAAGAATAACCGACCAAAATATTATAACTGCTCATAGGTGGCAGCCTTCTTTAAGTGGTATTGTTAGTTCAGGAAAAATGAATAATACAGGCAGCGAAATAAGAATTGCTTATGATTTAGCTATGACTACTGTTGTAAAAGACACTTCTGAGCTTTTATTAAACGGGGTAAGAAGAATTTTATATAATGAGTTAGGGTTTGACCCTAAAGATTTACAAATACATTATGAGCCGCCTGTGTCTTATGCTAACGAAATAGATGTTAAATTAGTTTTGACTATTAACGAACAAAGAAGAATGCTAGATGAAGACCTTCCAATGTTAGAGGACGGAGACATGTTTATTTCTGATAGAGAAACTATAACTGTAGATTATGATGATGAGGATAATGAAAGTCAAGAAAAAGAAAAAATAGATAGCTATGATGATGATATTGATAAAAAAATAATAGAAGAATAATATGGCAAATTTAAGACAATACATACCTTTAGCTACAGCAGAAGAAGTAATAGCGCAATCATTTACTAATTCAAATACTGACCCTTATTTAATATCTAATGATACTATAGTAATGGCTGAATTAGCACATATTAAACCTTTGTTAGGTGTAAAATTTTATGGAGAATTAAAAGAACAGCATAATAATGGAAGTTTGACAGCTAACAATCAAGCCTTAATGGAATATTATTTAATTCCTGCATTGTGTTGGATGACTAGGTTTGAGGTTATTTTAGAAATACAAAACAATAGTTCTTCTGCAGGAATTGTAACCAATATAGATGAGTTTGCTAATGCGGTAACTTCTGATGAGTTAAATGTGTATAGACAAAGCACATACAGAAAGGGCAAATTGTTTATGCAAGACATGATGGATTATATTACAGGCGAAGACCAAACAGGTTTTTTCCCTACATTTGATGAAAATAAATCTTGCATGAATGATGAGGTGTTTAAAAATCATGGAATAGTAATGTATGATAGTATATATGATAGAGATTATTACGGTAATTATGTTATACGCAATGGCTCTTGTGGTTATTGCTATGGTAATTCCTATGGCTGTAATTGTAATTGTAATTAAAAATAAAATAAATGGCAAGTAACGAACATGCATTTTTAAGTGAGGATAATTTACACAATCCTAAAGGACTTTCTTTAGCTGCTAATAATACTATATGCAGTAAAAATAATTCAGGGAATTTACAGTGGCAAGGCTTTTCTTCTCTAAAAATAGATAATTTTACAATTTCGGGATATTGTACTTTAACTACTAATTATCAATATCCTGAATCTCAACAATTTGGTCAAAGTCCTTATGATATAAACCAAGACTATGGTAGCGCAACTATATCTGCCTCAACTACGGTTATTCAAAAAAGGTTTTTTAGAATATCTAATTGGATAGTTAATAAAGCCGGGGTAGTAAACAATTCTTTACTTCAAGTTTCTTCTTCTGATGCTCAAGAATTTACTGTTGCTTTTGTTAAATATACTCCTCACTCTAGCAATACAAATGCCTATCCAACAGTTATGTTTGAAAAAGTTGTTTCGGGTCTTTCTAGCGATAATAAAGTTGCTACTTACACCGTAGACCCGGGTTCTGAGTATCTTAATACAACTGTTGATGCGGGAGACCATTTATTTATAATGATTAAACAAAACGAAGAAGCAGAAGCTCCACAAGTATACGCTTCTTTAACACTAGAAATAGGATATACAACATAATAAAATGAAAAACACAATAAATAGTAATATGAAAGATACAGTAGAAGTTTTGGCTGCCAATGGCGGAGTAGTGGGGTTGAGTTTGGCTGAGTGTAATGAAATACTTCTTTTTATTTCTACAAGTCTAGCTATTGCTTTTACTATTTATAAGTTTATAAAATTAAAAAATAAAAAATAAAATGGCAACAACAATAACACCATCAGATTTTACTGCTAATATAACAGATAATATAACTTTAAATACAAGAGATTTTGGGAGTAGTAGCACTTATGTTCGTACTGAATGTACAGAAGCAGACCAAAGAATAGTAAAGGTAGCTTTAAAGGCGGAAGCAGAAGAAGCTCAAACATGGACAACATTGTTTCATTACGGAACTGCTAATGCTGCAGGAACAGGAATTACTACAGAATTTCAATATGTAAGGCTTACTAATTTAGACGACACTAATTATTGTATTGTGCAATTTGTTATGGCGTTGTCTAATAATCGTTTTAATATTAAATTAGGTCCATACGAAAGCTTTATGTTGCAAGATAACGCTGCGGTTGCGTTATGTGTGGAAGGCCCTGAAGTGGGTTATACTGCATTTAGCACAATAAAAACAATACAGGCCGCTGCAGATACAGCTGCATGCGATGTTGAAATTGTTACAGTATTTAAACCTGCTCTTTAATGGCAAAAAAATTAGGTTTTGTATTTCGTGAAAAAAGCAATAAAAAACGCAAAGGAATTCATTCTAAAAATGCTTCAAAAGGTCAAAATGGCTATAAGAAAAAGTACAGAGGACAAGGAAAATAAGGCTAATTTATTAATAATTAGAGATACTTTTACAGAAAATTCAGTCCTAGGAAAACTGTATTGTAATGGAGAATTTATTGCACATACATTAGAATTAGCTTGGAAAGATAATAAAAAAAGCATATCTTGCATTCCAAAAGGAGAATATAAGTGTCGTGTAAGATATAGAAATGAAAGCGGTAATTATGATTATGTGCATTTATTAGTTGAAGATGTTCCTGATAGAAGTTATATTTTGTTTCATCGTGGAAATTACCCATCAGACACTAAGGGTTGTATTTTAACAGGAACACATAGAGCGCAAACTCCTGATAAAATTTTAGAAAGCAAAATAGCTCACGAATATTTAATGAGTTATTTATTTGACAATAATATAAGTAAACAAATCAATTTAATAATTAAAAATAGATAAAATGAAAAATTTTTTAGAAAAGTATTTAATCGGACAAATGATTAGAAGTAAAAAGTTTTGGTATACAGTAGTAGGTGTAATTACTACTTTACTATCAGATGCATTTGGTTTAAATCCTGAAGAAGTTAATAATATACTAATGAGTATTGCTGCATTAATTTTAGGTCAAGGGTTTGCAGATATGAATAAAAAATAGTATATTTGCGCTATGTATTCACGCAAGCGTTCTGCTTGCATCATAGTCGGAAACATTAGTTTAGTTAAGAAAGAGAGGGGGTAGTTTCCCTCTTTTTCGTATTATAATTAAAAATTTTTTATATATTGGCCAAATTAAAAAACGGTTTGAAACTGCTGTGTATGCGTATATGCGTTGAAACTGCTGAAACTGCTGACTTTAAAAAAACCGTTGAAACTGCTGATATATGAATAAAAAATTTAGAACTAGATTATCTAAGCAAGAAAACGACTACATAAAATCAATAAGAGAGAATAGAGGGAGTGTTGGAATTATAGGAGACACCCACGAACCATTTTGCCACCCAAGATATAGAGATTTCTGCTATGAAGTTTTTGACAGATTTGGAGTTTCTGATATAGTTCACATAGGAGATGAGGTAGATAACCACGCTTTATCATATCATGAAAATTCATCAGAAGCGTATGATATTACTAGGGAAAGCGAATTAGCGCAGGAAAAAATGAATGAGTGGTATAGAACATTTCCTGATGTTAAAGTTTGTGTTGGTAATCATTCAGCGCTACCATTTAGAAAAGCAACCTCAACAGGAATACCTAAAAGATTTCTTAAAACTTATGAAGAAATTTGGGAAGCGCCAAAGGGTTGGAGGTGGAGATTACAATGGGAAATAGATGGTGTTTTGTATGAGCATGGGACAGGAAGCGGAGGTATTTCAGGCGCTAGAAATAGGGCAATAGCTAATAGACAATCTACTGTTATGGGTCATTCTCATTCTTTTGCCGGAGTGTCTTATATGGCTTCTAGGAATGACATGATATTTGGAATGAATGTGGGTTGTGGTATTGATGTAGATGCATATGCGTTTGCATACGGAACTCAATTTCCGAAAAAACCTACTTTAAGTTGTGGTGTCGTTTTAGATAAAGGTCAAACCGCATTAGTAGTTCCTATGGATTTAGGAAGTAAAATACAAAGAGTTTAACACTTAATTAAGGGTTGGTCAAGGGTTGCTTAAACCCTTATAGTAATAGTATTATAAATAGTATTAGTAATATTTTAATGAAAAAAAATAAAAAAAGAACTAAGCAAGAATTAAATATTTTATCTAAACAAATAATAGATTATTATTATAACAATCCAAATAACAATAGTTATGATGATATTAAAAGTAAATTTAATGTAGATAAATCAAGAATTAGAAAGGTTTTAGATGCTGAATTAGAAAGAAGATTTGTTAATAGATTATCTAGAAAACCTAATAAAGATACAATTTAATTTGAAAAAAAGTATAAATAATTTTGGTAGTTTCAAAAATTGTTGTATCTTTGCAGAGAATTTTAACTAACTGATGTTTAACTAAACGACTAACTAACTATGAAAAAACTTGAAAAAATTTTAACGGATAAACTAGATTTATGTGTATCTAAGGATTATTTAGATGAAGCAATAAATATTTGTGAAAAGAATTTACCTTTTATGAGAGAGTGTAAAAACAAAAGACAAATGATTGTATTTACTTTATCTGATAATCCTGATTATTGTTATGACTTGGTAGAGTATTATCTTGCACACGACTTACATATTGAAAATGAAAGTTATTACATTAATCAATTTAAGAACACATTGGCACACGATTTATTAGGACTATATGATAAAGATGAAAATTTCGTCCCAAGAATTAACAATCAAACAGTATAGATATGAATTATGATGATTGGAAATTAAGCAACCCTATTGATGATGGGTATGGATATAATATGGTTTCTGCTTGTTGTGGCTCTGAAATTGTAGAGGGAGATATAAGTAATTGTTGTGGCGCTAAAATGGTAGCAGAAACTGATATTTGTAGTGAGTGTAAAGAACACGCTGACATAGAAGAAATGTGTTGTTCTGAATGTGGAGAAGAATGTGATGAGATTGAGGATTATGAATACGAAGCATTAGAAAGAGAGAATTATAATGAGATGAGGGCTGATGCGGAAAGAGATGAATATTAAACTTTAAATATAAAACTATGAAAAACACGCAAACAAGTGATATTTTGCAACACTTAAAAGAAGGCAAAAGATTAACACAAAAAGAAGCAATTAACGATTATGGGGCTTATAGATTATCAGGAATTATACATTCTTTAAGAAGGCAAGGACATGATATAATAAGTATACCATTGTCAGTTCCCACTAGATACAGATGTAAAAATGGAGAGCCTAGAATGGCTAATGTAGTTGAGTATAAACTTAACAATAAAAAAGAAAAAATATTAAGCGATATTTTTAAGTCAGATTATCAAGGAATTTTAGATGACAAAAAAACTAAAAAGAAAACTTTTGATGAAAGACTTAGAGATTTTTTAAAAGAAATAACACAATAAATTATTAACTAAATTAAATTAAAATGTCAAGAAAAATGAGAGAAAAACTAATGAGAGTAGAAAATTCTACACCACCAATTAAAGAAACAAAAGAAGAAACATTAAAAAGATTATTTTTAGAAAATGGTCTAGTTAAGGAAGATGTTTATAAAGACAAGAGGGGTTTTGTAATTATTACAAGAACCGGTATAGATAAGATAGTTTCCAAACAAAACATATCAATAGCATACGAGCCTGTTGTTATGGAAAAGGAATGGGTTGTAATGAGAGCAACTGCTAGTATAAAGTTAAATAAAAATGAAGCTAGAAATATGATGAGTTTTGGAGAAGCATCTAGCGAAAACTTAATGGGAGGAGGTAAAAAGTTTCCTGTTGCTATGGCAGAAAAACGAGCAATGAGTAGAGTTGTTCTTAAAATTGCAGGGTTTTATGAGCAAGGAGTTTTTGGTCAAGATGAAATAGTAGATGAATAGTGATGAATATAATGATTGGCTGAATGATGTTCTTGATGGAAAGCCCAAACAAGCAGAAGATTGGCAGTTAAATTACATTGAGAGCATTGTTCAATACACATCAATACCTGAAAATGAAAAAACAGAAATACTAAATAATCTTAACTACTATTCAGAAATAGAAGCAGAAGAAAAATTAAAATATTTAAAAGAGAATGAAATCAAAAGAGACCCCAAAGACCAATACGAGCAAATGCGAAAAGCAGGAGTGTTTGATGGTTGAAATAATAAAACATCATAGCAAACCATTCACTTATATTGTTTCAAACGGAACAACACTTATAGGAGAACTTGTTGAAGATGATATAACAAGATTTTTAACAGCACAAGATGTTAAATTATTTTATAGAACTAAAAAAAGCAAATATTTTGTGCCTGTGAATAAACTAAAAGAACTTATTGTTAAACCAAAATATTATTAATATGAGCAAAGTAAATAATTATGACAGGGTTAGAAATTCTAGGAACGAACTAGAAGCAACCCTAAGAATTAGAGGAATATCTAAAAGAAGGTTTGGAAAGATATGCAACATAAAAGGAACTACAATAGACAAGTATATTAAAAACCCTTATATGTTAAGGTATTATCATATGAGAAGAATTGCTAACTTTCTAAATATAGATGTTAGAGATATTGTAGATATAATTGAAATTGATTTACCGGAAGGAGAGTTAGTTATTAAGGGAGAAGAAAATTTTGACCTGATAGATGCGATGCCTTCTAAGTATAAAAAGTAAAAAAGTAAAAACATGAGCAAGTATAAATTAGAGTTTACCAAAGAAAGAGATGATAAAATAAAGGCAGAGATATGCGAAAGGTATAACCTAGATTGGAGTAGAATTGAAGGCACAAGCAGAGTAAGAAAGATTGTTGATGCTAGAAGGCTTTACTCAGGAGTTTTAAGAAATATTTTTAGATTAACATTTAAAGAAATAGGAGATATTCTTAATAAAAATCATGCGACAATTCTTCATAATATGCAACAACACGATATATTTGTCAAAATTCTAAAATCTTATAAAAAAAATTATGAGGAGATAGAAAGAGCATTAATGCTAGATGACAACTATTATATTCACGAAGTGAAAGAAGTTGAAAGAAAAATGGAGGAACTATCTAAAAGGTTAAATGAATTAATAGAAAGAAAAAATGAGTATAAATTAAAAATTGATAAAAAATGGCAGACAAAAATTATGTAGCAAGTAGTATTAAAAAAGTTTCAGGACAATATGGAGATTTTTTTAACGCAAATTTCAAATTAGAAGATTTGCAAAAGATAGCAAAAAGAGGTTGGGTTTCAATAGTAATATCAGAACGCAGAGAGCCATCTGAAAAGGGGGCAACTCACTATGCTTATGAGAATACATACGAACCTGCTAAAAAAGATATAGAAGAAGTAAAGACAAGCAACACATCAGATGATGAAGATTTACCATTCTAAACTTTGATTTAGGTAAAGAGGGTTAGTAATTTAATTAATAACCGAGCAGTTATACTTTGTGAGTGATTACAATTCCCTCTTTGCTTAAATTATTTTAAAAAAAGATGTAAATAATTTGGTCAATTCAAATATTATTCGTATCTTTGTATAGAATTTCAACTAACTAATGTTTAACTAAATATTTAACGATTATGACAGAAAATTTAAGAAAAAAATTATTAATAGATATATTGTCTATCCAAACAACAAGTGGTAATGAGTATGCAATGATTTCATACATAAAAGATTTTTGCATATCTAATGTGCCTGATGCAAAAGTAGAAATCAAAGACAATAATATATATATTACCAAAGGTAAAAGCGATATATACCCTTGTATAGTTTCTCATACAGATACAGTTCACGATATACACAAAGAGTTTCAGGTGTTTGATGATGATAGTATTTTGTTTGCTTTTGATAAGTCGCAAGGACTACAAGTGGGTGTAGGCGGAGATGATAAAGTAGGGGTATGAATAGCGCTTTATATGTTGCTTACAAGAGATGTAATCAAGTGTGCATTTTTTCATTCAGAAGAAATAGGCTGTGTAGGTAGCCGACAAGCTGATATGAATTGGTTTAAGAATGTTGGCTATTGTTTTCAAGGAGACAGGAGAGGTAATTCAGATTTTGTAAATAACATATCAGGCAAGTTATTCAGTAAAGCATTTACCAAAAAAATAAAACCTATATTAGCACATCATGGATATAAAATAACATCAGGTGCTATTACAGATGTAGGTCAATTAGCAGAGAATGGTATAGGTGTTTGTGTAGCAAACATGAGTTGTGGTTATTACAACCCTCATTCAGACCAAGAGTATGTTGTTTTCAATGATGCTAACAACTGCTTAACTATGGTAGAAAGATTAATAGATGATTTAGGTTTTAATAAGTATGAGTTTCAATACACATCTGACTATGGTAATTATGATTGGGGAGATTGGAGTGGCGCAAACAGAAGTTATTGGTATGCAGACCATAACAACTTAGAGAAAGAGGTAATTACAGATGATTTAGGAAATTATAAGTGTTATTATTGTCATTGCGAAAACCTATTAGAAAGTGAATTTGGTATTGATTACAGGTATTGCCCTGATTGTTTAAGCGATATATATGTAGGAGATGATGAGATTACAGACCCTAATCAAATTGAAATAGAGTATGATGATTATGATGATGAATATGAAGATGTATCAGACAATTATGATGGCTCAATGAAGCATAAAGAAGTAGTAAATAGGTATTTAACTGACCATTGGTCTAAAAAAAATAAATAGATATGAGATTAGAATTAACACAACAGGAATTAAAGTATCTTATAATTATGATTGAAAAAGATTTAGAAAATAATAAAGCCTTTATGGATATGGATAGCAATGAATTTATGAATATGCTACACAAACTTTATTCAAAATTAGTTATAAGAGAAAATGAAAAATTAACGCATAAAGAGTATTAGATATGGCAAAGAGATTTACAGATACAGAAAAATGGAAAAAAGGATTTGTTAGAAACCTTCCTCCTGCGTATAAATTATTATGGCTATATATGTTAGATGATTGCGACAATGCAGGTGTGTGGCAAGTTGAGGTTGAGGTTGCTTCAATACGATTAGGTGTAAAACTAAAAGAAGAAGAAGCATTAAAACTGTTTGGAAGTAATGTTATAAGTTTTGATGGTGGCAGTAAGTGGTTTATTAAAGAGTTTGTAAAGTTTCAACAAGGAGTAAATCATATATCAGAACTTAATAGCAACTCAAACCCTCATAAAAGCATTTTAAGGATAGTAGAGCAGTATAAACTATTAGAGTTGGAAGATAATCCTATTGAGGTGGTTGAAGCCGTTAAAACGGCTAAAAAAAGCAATAGGTTTAAGAAGCCAACATTGGAAGAATTAGAACTTTATTGTGTAGAGAGAAAAAATAAAGTTGATATAATAAAATTCTTTAATTTTTATGAAAGCAATGGTTGGAAAGTGGGTAAAAACCCTATGAAAGATTGGAGGGCTTGTATAAGGACATGGGAGAGTAATTCTTTTAACGATAACAAACAAAACAAAACACAGAACCAACTAAACTCTTGGCAAAAAGCAAGAGATATTATTAACAAGTAAATTATTAAGTAAGCTATGGATAAAGAACACGAAAAAGATTGTCAGGGCAGATGCGCTAAGTGTGGAAGTGATAATATAGAATACGGAAACATGGGCGTAGATGGAACGGAATTATGGTATGAGTATGATTGTGATGATTGCGGAGATAGTGGTAGCGAATACTACACTCTTAAATATGATTGCTCAATAAGTGATGAACAACATAAATAAACTAAACTAAATATTAACTAAACAAAGTCCTATGAGTAAAGTAGTAGGCAATTAAAACTATGGGTAGATATTATAGCGGAGACATTGAAGGAAAATTTTGGTTTGCGGTGCAAGGAAGCACAAATGCAGATAGGTTTGGAAGACCTTATTACGAGCCAAGTTATGTGGAGTATTATTATGATAATGAAGCGTTGCCTGACATAAAAAGGGGAATTCAAAAAATATTAGATAACTTAGGGGATTATAAAGAAGCGTTTGATGAGTTTTTTGAGAAAAACAATGGGTATAATGACCAAATGTTAAATGATTTTTTTAAAGAAAAGAAAATGAATACATCTGATTTAAAATACTTATTGGAAGAATACGCTGATTTAGAGCTAGGAAGAAAGATAGAAAAATGCGTAGAGGAATATTATGAGTGTTCTTTTCAAGCAGAACTTTAACAATAAAAATAAATATATTATGGCAAAAATTATTAAAACTGATGGTAATGTAAAATATGTAAAACCTAAAAACAATAAAGATTTTTCGTTAGAAGAATTGCAAAAAATAATAGGTGGGCATATACAGATAGTTAAAACTAAAAGAGGTAAGCTAATGGTTATAAACGAGGAGGGAAGGCTATTAAGGTTGCAGAAAAACCGGAAGGCAACAGACCTTTATGAGTATGGCGGAACAGATATAATTGTTGGAGATGTTTTGGTTATAGATAAAAACCAAATATTATAACTATGAAATATATAATTTCAGAGGATAAAAACGAATTAAATCTTAAATGTGTAGATTTAATAAGCAAAACATTAGTTGAGTTAGGTCAAACAAAGAGTGAGCAAGAGATAGTAATACTTGCTCGTTCTTTGAGTGATGATTTGCAACAGGACTTTAATAAACTTATGTTTAGTGATATTGAAAATGCTTTTAGGCAGGGGGTTAGAAATACTGATTTGTTTGCACTAAATGTAAAAACTTATTACAGATGGATAAAGTCCCACAGGCAACTAATTTGGGATAATGATGATAAAGAGCCTAAACAAGTAGATAAGAGGTTAAATTACAGAAGTAGAATAGGGACAGGGTTGAAATCAATAGGGAATTTAAAACAATTAAAAAAATAGACATGGATAAATTATATTTTATGAAGATGTTTCTTGCTATGGGCGAGATGACAGAACAAACACAACAAGAAAAAGTAGCATACAAAGAAAGAATTATATTTGCTACTGAGGGAATTATAAAACCTGAAAATTGGGATAGCCTTTCTATCACAGAAAGAGAAAAAAGATTGAATTTATTAACAAAACAAATTTAATAAGTTATGGAATATACAAGTTATTTTACACCTATCGTTATTATTTTTATATCTTTGTTGGCAGGAATGATATTAGGGGTTATTTTTGCTACTTACATGATGGTAAAAGAAAGCAAAGCCCTAGAAAGAGAGCTAGATGTGTTTAGAGAATTGTATTTTAAGCTTTTAGATGATGATAAAAAAAGAAAAAAACAAAGTAGAGTGGCAATTCAAAGACAAAAGAGTGCCTGAATATTATAAAGGAAAAAATGGATATGAAGCGAGAAAAGTTTGTGATAATTTTGATTTACCTTATCATCTTGCTACTGCTACTACTTACATATTACGAGCATACCACAAGCACGATACACCTGTTGAGTGCTTAAAAAAAGCAATAGCACATTTAGAGTTTGAATTAGAAAAAATAGAAAGAAACAAATGATTTCATATTTATTATTAGCGCTAATAGGTATTTGGCTTTATTTTTATTTAGGTAAAGATGATAATGACCTAGAAGAAAATTTAAAAGAATACGAAAAAAATAATGGGGAAACCGATTTATAGGGTAATTATTGACTATGGATATAAGAAAAAAGGTAGTGTGAGAAAGTTTGCTATAAAAAAAATTGATACCTTTGTCCTAACAAATGTTGAAGAAGAAATAAAAAAAGATGAAGGGTTGTTAAATAAAATGGCAAGGAGAGTAAATAAAAAACCTGAGCAGATAGACATAATATTTAAAAAAATCTATATTGAGGGACAATATGGAGAAACATCATACTAATTAAACATGCAAACACTAATATTAATCATCATAATTATATATTGTATTTATTTAAACATAAGAATAAAGGATATAGAGGAAGAACTAGACACTTGCTCGTTAGAAAGAACAGATTTAGAAAGCAAAATCTACAATAGTTTAGGGACAAAGCTTTACAATAAAATGATGGAAATAAGAAGGGAATTAAAAGATGAGAAATCAGGAGGAAAACCTACAAAAAAGCGTGGTAGAGTATCTAAAACTAAAATATCCAAGAGTAAGATACTGCGCAAGTTTAGGGGGGATAAGGACAACATTCAGACAGGCGGTAAAGGCTAAGGCAACAGGTTATGTAAAAGGCTTTCCTGACTTACAAATTTGTTATCCTACTCATAAATTTGCAGGGTTATTTTTGGAGATAAAAAAAGATAAAAAATCTTACGCTACGAAAGAGCAAAAAGAATGGATTGAATATCTAAATGAGGTTGGATATTATGCAAAAGTTGTGAAAGGATTTGATGAGTGCCAACAAACAATAGATGATTATTTGGAGAACAGACTATGAGTATAAGTATATATGATAGAAAAGATAGAAGGGGAGGTGGTTATTCTAAGAGAAAATTCACTTATGAGGAAGCGGAAATGATACGAAAAGAGTATAAAACAGGTGTTTTTACTCAACAGCAACTAGCTAAAAAGTATGGAGTAAGCCAACCTCTTATGAATTACATACTTAACAAAAAAACTTATATAAAAGATTAAAATAATTTGGTCATTCTAATTATTTGTTGTATCTTTGTATAAGTATTAACTAAACTAAACTAACTATGACTAAAATTACGAGTGAAACTGCTAAACAGATTATACACGATACAGATGGAAAGATATTCAGCGTATCATTTACCAAAAAAGATGGTTCTAATAGAGAGATGAACGCTAGATTAGGAGTAAAAAAGCATTTAAAAGGAGGAAAACCTGCATTTAACCCTGATGATTACAATATGTTATTTGTATTTGATGTGCATAAAGAGGGTTATAGAACAATTCCTTTTGATAGGTTATTAGAAGTAAGATTTAAGGGCAAAAAATACAGGGTTAGTTAGATTGAGTGGAAGAACAAAGGTCAGATTGAATTCTGAGCCACTTAAATTAAAGAGTTATCAGAAATGGTAGCTCTTTTTTTTTATTTTTTATTTTTTTTCATTGAAACTGCCTTAACGATAACAACCATTGAAACTGCCTTGCCATTGAAACTGCCCTGAAACTGCTAACGAAATATATTAGCTTATATTTTTCTAGATTTTTTTCACTTCCTAGATATGACTAGGGTAGGGGAGGGGCTGAATTGATATGACAAATTGTCTTAAATATTTTTTATATTTTGTATAAATTATTTAATAAAAATGCTTTTTATTTGTGATATTATTAATTAAAAAAAATATCATGAAAAAGAAAGCAACAATTTTTGAAGGGGGCAAAACATTTACCCAAGTATTACAAGAGGGTCTTGCATTTGGCATTTGTGCTAGTGTAGGACTTTTTATTTTGGCATCTATTTTAATTGCCTTTTTAAACT